TTCTTCATATATTCAATCTTAGTTGAAGGATCTAATGGATTCTTCTTAGGATCTTGTGTTCTAGATGGATAGATTCTTAACTCTGCACCAGCAGAAATGTTAGATGCTGAGTCCAGAAGTTTCTTATGTCCTGTTGTAGGGGGATTGAAACGACCAAATACAACCGTTACCGATTGTCCATCCTCATCACCACGGAGAACTTCTACCTGCTTTCTTTCTGGTTGTTGCTCTTGTGGTTTTGTTGCTGCTTGAGTCGCTGCAACCTGTTGATTTGCTTTTGTTCTCTGTTGGGGCAGATCTCTTTGTCCCGTTCTTTGCCCCTGATTATAAAACTTGAGTTCTCCGCCTTCTGTTTTTGCAACGAATTCATTCTGGGCATTATACCATCCACCATGGCCATCACCCTTAAGACCCAAACGCTTTGCCTGCATTGACGCTTGAGACTCTCTTGCTTCGTTCAGAAAATTGAAAAACTGTTTCATATTTATCTTAATATACTGTTATTTAGTCAAAACTCTACAGTTAGAGCATTTCTAGGTGGTTTCTTTGCCGTTACAATTCTTCTTCCAGAATCTCCTCTACTTGGAGATCTTCCAAGAATTAATGGAAGATTTTTGGAATCTTTTTTAGTTGGTTCAAACGGCTGATCTTCTCTTCTTTTTCTAAGTCTTAAATATAAATCATTATCTTTAGCATATTTTTTTGCTTCATAGAAATTGCCATTGACTCTTAGTACACCATTCGAAAAAGTGAACTTAACATCCATGGGACCAATGTACATATAATGGATTGGGCCCCCCATTTTTTCGTTACCAACCACAATTGTTTCCTTCAACGAATCACTAACCTTTCCATACATATCTGGCAGTCCAGACATACCCGCTTTAAATCCTTTACTCTTATATTCTTTTAATGCAGCCTCCAAAAACAACTTAGTCAATCCAGGAACAGCGAGTTCTAATCCTGCTAATCCGCCGCCGGCGATACTTGGAGCACTTTCACCTTTGTTTGATACATTAATTTTTTTTGTTTTAGTTGAAATGATTACATCTGTATATGGTTCTGTCCCTGCAGATGATCTCCCTTCAAATTTTTCTGCCGAAATTACATTGGTAATTCGGACTCCGTTAGCACCAACAAGAGTAAATGGTTTTGCACCATTTTTTCCAAATCCACTATTAATTGCATCAACCAATCCTCGTTCTTGACGCTCAGCGAGTAATCCTGCCATTCTTTTGGATTATTATTCTTCTGTAATATTTAGAATGGAGAATAGGAGACTCGAACTCCTGACATCCTGCTTGCAAAGCAGGCGCTCTACCAACTGAGCTAATTCCCCGAACATAAACATTATAAAACCCTCTCAACCAAAAGTCAAGAGGGTCAGAGCAACTTTTCGATTTATTTATCAGCGAACATTCTTAGCATACCACTTCTCAAAATCTTCTCTACGCTTATTACCTCTTGGAGGCATGGGAGTTTTTTCTCCACGAACAGGAGCATACTTCTTTTCCTGCTCTCTTTCATACTTGTCTGGGTCTCTATTGGCAACTTGTGCTTCACCAAGAATAATATCAATCGCTTCCTCATCAATCACATTAGACATCAACCACTCTGCCTCTTCCAGAGTTTCTGCATATCCTTCTACACAGAGAAACTCAAGAACTACATCAAAAAGATCAACACCTTCACCAAGTTCTCCCATTGCTTTTGCTTTACGAACTTTCTTTGCTCTCAATGCACCACCATGACCAGTTTCACCTCCGGCAGCATCACGAGCAGCATCTCTACTAGGTTTTTTTGCTGGTGTATGAATACCTTTTCTTCTTGATGATGCCTCTGCAGTTCCATAAGATTTTCCAGTAAACTTATCAACGTGCCCTCTCTTTTTTGCATCAGCAGAAGCAGCAGATCTTTGTGCTTTTTGGCGATTTGCTTTGAAGGTTTTCATATCAAGACCTTCATCAAGCTGCTGTTGATTTTCATAAACTGCAGCATATGCTTCCATCAGTGCTCTAAGTTCCTTCGTGTCCATTTTACAAATACTTTTTTAGTTATTTATAAAAAAAAAACCTCATCTAATGCACATATTTATAGGTCTCCTTCGACTCGGTTTTCTGAGCGATAAACATCAAAGGTTCCCTCAGGATAACGAGCACTGAGTTTCTCAAAGTTCATCTGCAAAACTTCTTCAAAGTTAGTATCAAGAGCCATACATGCTTGTGCCAGATACCAACAGATGTCTCCAAGTTCACGCTTCAGATGAAAAACATTTTCCTCATTGTAAGGTTTGCCTTGAAGAAAAATCTTTTTGACAACTTCGGTAAATTCACCTGCCTCTGCAGTCATACCCAGAGCAGCAGTCAGAAGACGAGGAACGTCTGCATTAAATTCAACTTCAAGTTGCGACAGACGTGAAATCAAATCTGCATAGTTGCTGCTTGCAGGGCTTGTGGTTTGACGAACGAATTCAATATATTTGTTAGTGTCAATAACTTGTGTCATTAGAATTTAAATCCCTCAAAAGATTTCTTTGTTTTCTTTTCTTCATGATCATACTCCTCTTCTTTGCCATTGTCAAGGATATCATTTTGTGCAGATTGTTCACAATCATAAAGACGCATCTTAGCACGATCAATACCAACCACAAAACGCTTATGAATTGTAGGATCGTTATAACGATTCTTCAATTGTTTCACAAGAATCTGTCCCAACCCTTCAAGATCCTCTGTGCTAATAAGAGCAAACATAAGATCGGCAGTAGCAGGAAGGCCAAAGGATTCAGAAGTATCAGTAAGTTCAACATCAGAGCTACCATAACCTGAACGAGTAGTCTGGGTTGCGGAGACGATTGGAACATTGAATTCGACTGCGAGTCCTCTAAGTTCTTCAGCAATGGCCTTGATATACGAATAAGAGTTAACAGAAAGATTTCCCCGATACCTAGAGGAAGCACAGATATTAAGGTAATCAATGAAAATAATATCAGGTCTAAATGACTTCTTAAGTGCAAGTTCATTAAGAAGTGATTTAAAGTGACCACTGTGCGCTGCTGCAGTTGGATACTCTTTAATTATAAGAGTACCTTGAGTCTTCTTTGCAAGATTGGTTACTTTGTTTTCAAAGATTTGCCTTGGCAATTCTGAGATTTCTTGAATCGGGACGTTGAGGAGATTTGCATCAACTCGTTCTGCAATTCGCTCCTCAGCCATTTCAAGAGTGATATAGAGAACGTTTTTTCCTTGCAATAGGACGGAAGCAGCAACATGGCACATGAATAAAGACTTTCCGACACCCGTACCAGCAAGAGCGATGTTGAGAGTCTTATTAGGGAGACCGCCTTTTGTAATCTTGTTAAAGTACTCAAGGTCGAACTCAGTCTTCTCTTCCTTTTTGTGATATGACTCGTAACGTTGCTCATAATCCTCCAGGTAATCGTGACCTACATGAGTGTCAAAAGAAACTGCAAGAGCATCGGACAGAATACTAGGAATACTGTCACGATTCTTTTTTTCATCTTTACCATCTGCAATATGTATAGACTCCATCAGAGCCAAATAGATTGCACGATCTCGACACCACTTTTCAGTGGTATCAACAATCCAATTAAATTCAACGGCAACATCATCAAGATTGTCAATCAACTGAACAATTTCTTTAAAAGATACGTCAGTGATGTCCTTTCGATTCTCAACCTCAATGCAAAGAATTTCCTTTGTAGCAAGTTTGTTGTATTCTTGCACAAAGGAAACTATCTCTTCAAAAACAACTTTTTGATTTAGATCTTCAAAATATTCTGGTTTGATGAACGGCAGAACTTTTCTTAAATACTCTTCATTGTGTAAAAGGTTTCTAAGGATTAGAAACTCAACTTTCTCCATAACTAAATTCCTTACGTGCAATTTCGTCCAACTGTTGCATTACTTCTTCAGTAAAATATTCCTCTGGGTTCGCTAGAATTTGCTTGGCATATATTTTCTTTCCCTGAATTTCATAACGTCCAGCAACATTCTTCCAGAGTCCTCCGATTTCTCCAAGCTCAAGGAGACCATAGTAGCGATCAAG